ACTTCATCGAACCCCCAGTTGACCAGTAACTGGTCTACATCGCCGTTGCTACCAACGACTTTGCTCTTGGGGATGATGGCAGTGATCTGCCCTGCTTTGCGTGTGTTGAACAGCAACGCTCTGTCTTCAATAATTTGCATGATGTGATGAATAGAAATGGATGGACGACAAAAGAAGCCGGGTAGTTGCCTACCCGGCTAAATCTCAACAGGAAGAATCACGATTGCCAGTTGTCGCTGGCAACTAAATCCTACCTTACTTTTTGCGTTCGCGCTTAGAAATTTGTGATTTCATTGCGCCTGTTTTGCTGCGTGAGAAGCTGGTGTTTTCGGATTGCGGAACCGCCCGTAGATTAGCCAGCAAAGACTTGCCGCCCTTGGACATAGCCTTCTTGTGGTCTACATCAACGGTAGGCGGCAGATCGCCGTTGGCCTTCTCGTAAGCGCGTCGCGCTTTATGGCGCTCGGACTGCGCGGCCAGTTGTTTAGGTGTGCCCTGATAGCGCTCGTATTCAAGTTTGTAATTGCGTTTTTTCTCAGCCATGATGGTACTCGCATGAAGAGACGGGGCAGAATTTGCAAAGAGCCGAACTGCGCGGATTCCACACCCCCGCATCAACGGCCTTCTCAATGGCCCCGGCTCTGCCTGCCCACTTTGACAGAATCTCGGGGAGTTGTGCACGAGTGTACTCAGACTTGATAATGTCGCCAACCACCACAAACAGCAGTGCGCCTTTGACCTTCTCGACCGTGGGGTGGTGCAGCATGACCATGGCAGCCATGAGTTCGAGCTGCGCGGTGTCTGCATACTTGCTGGACTTGCCAGTCTTGTAGTCGGCTACCCGTGCGGTCTGTCCAGAGGTGCTAATGGCAAGGTAGTCCGGTATGCCCCGGAACCATACGTCTTTGTCAAAAAAGCCACACGGGCTAAAGTCAACTCGGATTGCCATTTTGTCTTCGCAGCGGATTTCTCCGTCAACTGCGGCAAGAGGCTCAACGAAAGGCTGGAACTGTGCGAACTGCTCTGGCAAGGGGGTGCCGTCTTTGATGTAATCCTCAAAGGCTTTGTGTACTGCTGTTCCATAAAGAGTGGCCTGTGTGTCTTGTGACTTGAATTTTTTAAGGATACGGACTTCGTGATAACGACGGGCGCAGCCCTCGTAGTCTTTGACCGACGAATAGGAATGTGCAAGTGCCATAGAAGTGAACCGGAGGTTTGTTTGGACCCTCAGTTTACCAGTCCTTGGCCAACACTGTAAGCCAATCTTGGACGGATTCCAGCTCCATGTACTCGTGCGGTTTTAAGCCGCCGTATCGGGCGGTCCATTGGCAGTTCCGGTCAAATTTCTGCGCAAGTTCCCGCGCACGGGCCGAGCTTACGCCCATTTGTAGCCCAATGGCGGCGTAGGTCATTCCTTGCAATCGCAAGGACCCAGCTTGCATGAGCCGCACATGGGCACGATCTTTTATTTCCTTAGCAGTCGCCATAACTCGCTCCCACACCGGATTCACACGCCAGAGGCAAGCCCACTGCCCACTTGGGGTTCCAGCTCATGCACTCTTCCAGATGGGCTTGCGCCTCGGCGGCTTCTTCCTTCTTGGCAATGATAGCCACGGCGTCATGCACAGTCAGCACGACCTTGTACCGCTTGGACACACGCAGCATCTGCTCAGCCACCACCTGCCGGGCCACCGCCTGACAGATATTCTCCACAACTTTCCCGCCGTAGATGCGAACAGGCAGCCCCTTGGAGTAGTAGACCAACTCGAACTTGCCCGTGTCAGGGTTGGCCTTCTCCCGCAAGCCGGGGTACTGGATGTGCAGCCCGCTGGGCAGTGTCAGCCCCTTGCCGGGGATGGCTTTGACTAGCCCCACAACGTCGATCTGCATCGACTGGCCAGTCAGCATCGCTTTGAGCGCGTCACCCGCGTTGCGCCAGAGATTGGCAATCTTGAACGAGGTGCTGCGGTACGTGTCAATAATGCGCTTGGCTTCGTCAAGGGACACCTCTACCCCAGCCTGAGTTTTTAAGAACGCTTGCAGCTTGACGTGCCCAACCCCGTAACCTGCGCCCAGCACAACGGTTTTACCCACCTGCCGCTGGCTACCAGACCCAGTGGTCACATCCGCGGCGGGTATGCCGTATATCTTTGCCGCCATGAGTCGGTACACGTCCTGCTTGTCCTTAAACGCTTGCACCAAGTCATCCTGCCCCGCCAGCCACGCCAGCACCCGCGCTTCGATCTGCGCAGAGTCACAGTCAATCACCACGTACCCGTCAGGGGCCATGATGGCTTTCTTGATCTTGCCAGCGTTCGCGCCGCGTAACGGCAGGTTCTGCAGGTTTACAGAGTCCTGCCCAGACCAACGGCCGGAGTGAGCACCGTAGTAACGAAGAGGTACAGGAAAACGGCCTCGACCAGACATGCCAATAAAGCGCTCAGTACGAGTTTCCTCAAGTGTCGTTTTATTTCCAAGTCGCGCGGCCACGAGGGCTTGTACTCGCTCATCTTCATGCTCCTCCAGCGCCTTGAACGCGTCGTCTGTTTTGGCAAACGCCCATGCTGCCTTCTTGGTGGCCGGGCTGATCTTGGTGGGTGGGTCGATGCCCAGTGACTGCAGGGCCAGTGCAAACTTGTCGTTGGACATGAGTAGCTTCTTGATGCCCGCCATGCCTTCCGTGTAGATCGCATGCACGTAGTCAGGGTCAGCGTCTTTGAGCATGTTGTCCCGCACGGTTTCCAGCAGCGCCAGCTTGTTCTCCTTGACGGCTTCCAAGTGGTCCCGCAGCAGCTCAGGGTTCAGCTCCAGCGCAGGCTCGATGAACATGCGCAGCGTCAGGTCGATCAGCTTGAGTTCTTGCTTAGGGAAACCCACGGCCATGTACTTCATAAAGATGTCGTACGTCAGCTCCACGTCGTTGATGCAGTACAGAGCGTACCGTGCCAGCTCTACATCGTAGAAGTCAGCGTAGCGCTTGCCGATAGCGTTAAGCACCTCGTCGCCCTTGATGCCCACGCCCATGCGGAGGGCTTGCGCCTTGAGGCTGTGCGCCTTGTCATGCGGGTAGAGAGCTCGGGACATGCCCAGTGTGTCGGCCCACACCTGCGGGTTCACGCCGTAGCGCCAGTTGAGGATGGCTCCGTCGAACGCTGTGTTCTGGCACAAGACCATGGCATCAGACCAGTCAAAGGACTTGAGGAACGTAGTGCAGTCGGGCTTGGGCACCCACTGGGTGGGGCCGTCGTTGGTCTTAATGGCAAAACCAATCAGCTCGAACTGCGGCGAACGCACGTAGTCCTCAGTGGTGATCTTGCTCAGGCTGTACTCACGGTCGTAGTATGTCTCTGCGTCAAACGTGACGATTTTCATTCGGGGCTTTCCAGTTGAGGTTTTTCTTCTTGGCGTAGCGTTCACGGCGCTTTAGGTTTGCGTTTAGGCGGCGCTGCTGCTCCGGTGTCAGCTTCGGTGAGTGGTCTTGCAAAAAGCTTGTAATTGGATCGGGGGTGTTCGGCTTCAAGGATGAACTCCAGTTGGTTGAGGTTCTCTTCGTTGATGACCATTGCAAGACCACCAGCTTCGTCGATTCTTTTAAGGTTAAGAGTTTGCAGGTCGGTCGGCTTTTTCTTGCCAGCCTTGGCTTCGATTGCAATGAACCGGCCGTTGAGACACGCAAGGATGTCAGGCGTGCCGTTGTTGGCAGAGATGCCGCCGATGTAGTTGACCGCATACGCCTTGTGCTTCTTGAGCAGCGCATGGATTTTGGTTTTGACTTTGGACTCAGGCGTTGCCATTGTTTTTCTCCAAGTGATGGACACAGCCAAAGTCTGGCCCGGTGTAGAACGCCCCGCCCTCTTGGTACGAGTAGCGAAGTGAGTCCCTATCGTGGTCGTAAATACCCGCATCCAGCGTGGGGCTCCCGCACACACGGATCACAAATCTCTCTGGCTGGTCGTACGGAGCTTCCTCCGTCCAGTGGGCGCAGGTTTTACACGTTGCCATTTTGAATCTCCTTGAGCTTCATGTTGTAGTGGTGCCACTTCTCTGCATCAGGCGAGTCCTTCTTGCCTTGACGCATGCCGTACTTGATGAGGTTGCCCTTAAGGTAGCCGATAAATTCTTCGCGGGTGAGCAGCGCCTCCATCACAGTCCACGGCTGCACGCCCATGTCCTTGTAGTGTGAGCCGCCCGCTTGGATGTCGTCTGCTCTGGTGTTAATGCGGTTTGCAGTCAGCATGTGCTGCAGCTCCTGCTCTTCTTCGTTGGTCAGGTCGGGGAACATTTCAATTTGTTGCATGGTTTTCTTTCGTGGTTAGGATAGGGCGCATCTTCTTCAAGCGAAAGCTCTCCATGACATCGGCCATGGCGGTCTCAAGCTGCTTGACGGTCACGGTCTCAAGCTGCGCATCATGGACTTCAATAAGCAGGTTCAGCGCAGTCAACTCAGGTCCTCGGGCGACGAAGTGGAAGTTGTTAGGCACGCCACGGCGGGCCAGTGCAAGTATGGCATCTTGCCCCTCGCGTATCTCCAGTTTCCAGTCCTCACCTATACCCCGGTTGGCCAGCGCTTCGGTGATGTTCGCAGCGTCAATGAGCGCGTCAATGTCGCGACGCGTGGCTGCGCCAAGGCGCAGGTTGTTGATTGCATCGTGGTTGCGAATTTTGAGCGTGGTGCCTGCGTTAATCTCGTCGACTTTTTTCAGGCCCGCCCGCACCCACGTCATGGTGTCCGGAATAATCGGCCGGGGTTTGTACTTGCTACGCTTTCTCACAGCTTTTCCTTTGCGTCCATGCAGTCTTTGCAAATAAATTTGTGTAGCCCTGCGGCAATTCGCATATACCCACCATAGGGGTTCTTGTCTTTCTGGCACTTCCAACACATTTTCAAACGGCTGTTCATGCGCTTTTCATTTTTTAGTTGTGCGGATAGAGCCGCAATGTTGCCTGCAACAACATTTCCAAATCCAGTGCCTCTCATGTGCTCTCCTTCGGTTGGCCTTGGTTAAGGGCTCGGGTCATCTCCTCCACGTAGTCAGCCTCGGCTTCCTGCCATGCTAGAACCAAGGCATCGGACCACATCAGCCCATGCTGGCCGATAAAGTCGCTGATCGCTACGCCCAGCTTTTCAATGGAAATCATTTCGTTGCCCTGCCTCCAGCACAGGCAAGGGCTTCCCACGATTTGCGGTCTGCCGCAGTGTCCACAATTGTATAAAGATGCAGTCATACTAATTACCCTTCACCAGTTTTACGGTTCAATTCAATCGCCGCGTGCTTGTAATAGTTGTGATACGCAGCAGCTTTGTTGTGCATATACAGCAACATGTTAGTTACTCGTTTGCGTTCGTCTTCACGCACCAGCTCGGCAAAGTGTTCAATGTCGCCATGCAGGGTCAAGCCGTTAGATTCAATCAATTCAAATGCAGTCATCATCTGTTCTCCGAGGGCACGAATTTAAACGCCTTGTTTGCGTTGATCAGTCCATAAGGACTGGCGGTAAAGTTATGACCCTTGTAGCAGTCATAGCAGTATTGTGTGGGCGACTTGATGTCGCACTTGCACTTGCGGCAGAATTTCCACGGCTTGCGCTTGATGGCCTTCTCGCGTTCTTCGGGGGTCATGTGTTTTTCGCTTTCAAAATAGCTTCGGTCATTTCAAAGATGCTGCTCTCTGATCTTAAAATTGTGTCGCGTTCATCTTCCGTCAGACCCCGCCATTCACGCTTGGGCTGAATAAGTTCTTCTTTTGCAAACGTCATGGCTTGCCCCAGCTTCTTGACCAGCACATCTTCGATTAACGGCACGACAGCCTCACGCAAATATTCTCGCAACGCTTCTTCTTGTTTTGGTGTCATGTGTTCTTCTCCTTGAGTTTGGCTTCAACCGCATCCATAAGTGGAAGTGTTCGTGCGTAATGTTCTCGCCTGATTTCTGTGCGCTCCTCCTCCGTCAGCCCAACCCATTGCCGCTGTGCTGCGGGTGGGGTAAACATAGCCTCGACCTTGGCGGTCTGGTCGCGCTCACAGTAAATAGACACCGTGTGATCTCTGTCGATGGCAAGAGCAGCCACAACCATCTCATCCCCCCACTGAGTTTTAATTGGGGCTTGCTGCCACATCCACACCACAGGCTCCTGCACAGGTGCTGGCTTCAACAAATGCTGCAAGGCATCCAGAACATCCTGCGCCGCTTTAGTGACCTCAACGTCTTCATTCACCTCAATTCGGCGATCTGCGGTAATACGCATCACCCATGTGCTGTCTGTGCCGCTGAATTGGATTGTGTTCGGTGTCATAAACAACTTCTCAAAGTTAAAAGCCCCAGCATCAGCGTGATAAACGCCACCACCACCCACACCAGTTGGCCATCAGCCGGGGTTGGCTTTTCGTCTTCGGTCATGCTTGCCTCGCTTTCAGCATGGCATCTGCAATTTCGTAAGCCTGTGTCGGTGTCTCTGAAAATAAACTATCATTGTCAATTAACGCTTGCATCGCCTTGGCTGCAAAGTAGTCGCGCAGGGTCATGCCTTGCATAGCGTCAATCACTTCTTGGTCATACATAGCCAGATCGCAAGGAAATGCTGGCCCACCTGTTTCTTTGTTCATTTGATAATCCTTAAGAATGCGCCGCATCGGGCGCAGCGGTAGATAGGGGAGCCCTCAACAGGCTCCCAACGATGTTTGCAGTCAGTCATATTAGCTCACCAAGATGTTACGCAATGCTCTGAACAGTGCAATGGCTTGGTGCACCGTCAGCGTATCAATCACATCGCTGGGCTGCCACTCTTTAACCTCCGGGGTAGGCTCCGGCGCAGGCACGCCCTTGCGGACGATGATGACCTTCTTGCGCTGTTGTTCTTGAGGCTTCTCGGACAGCCCCTTGAGGGTCTTGCTTGATTTGATGGGGGCGTACTCGTTGGTTGTGACGTAGAGCAGATGTGCGCTTTCGCGCATCATTCCTTGCTTGAGCATCTGTCCGAGCAGTGAGGTCACAGAGCTTACCTTAAAGCCTTGCACACCCAACGCAAGAGCGACCTCTTTACGGGTCTTGCCGGGGTTGTTTCGCACGTAGTTGAACGTGACGCGGGTCACGTTGTTGGTCACTGAGAAGGGAGGCGGGGTCGTGGGCGCTGCGGGTTGCGTCATAGTTGTCTCCGAAGGGTTCCATTCGCTGAGCACTTTGCTCAGTTCAGATTTGAGATCAGGCATAAACTTTTAACCTTAAAACAATTTGAGTTGGCGGTCATCGTCGACCGGGGTGGATTTGCTTTGATCTTCGATGTCGCGCAAGCGCATCTCCAATCGTTCGGCAAGGGCTTTGATAAGCCCTGCTTGGCCGTCAGCTACTCGTAGCAGCTCTTCGTCCGTTAGGTTGTCATAGTTCATGTAAGCTCCAAGAAGGTCAAGAGGTTGTTGTCGAGATCGGTGGTGAACCAGACGATGGCGTCTGGTGGCGGTTGAGAGACACGCTTGAGGTGCCCCCCAACCTTTGCTGTATTGAGGATGCACTCAAGCCATTCAGGCCGGCTGTCCAACTCGCCTCGCCATGAGGTCTCAACGCCGTCATGCCAGCGTTTGAGCATGAACTCGCCATCGCGTTCTTCGTATCTGTATTCGCGTTCATTTGTTGGTTGCATTGGTTTGCGTCGTGTGTTTAGGTATTGGCGTGTTGCATCCTTATCCCTCCAGTCCGGCATCATCACTCCCCACCCCCCAATCGAAGGCGTCGAGGATGGCGTCAACTTGCTGCTTGGTTTGGATACGCGTGCTGTGCTCATCTCTCAATTCCTTTGGTGTTACACCAGACAATACTCCCTCAACCTTACGCCGCGCTGACTCAAGCTGAGGGTCTTTGGTGACGTTCATCACGGTCAGCAGCTCGCACAACTCCAGCGCGCCCGTGACCATCGTGTCGTGGAACTTGCGCTTGGTGCCATCTTCCTCGACCACCAACCGATCAGACAGGCGCAGCAGGGCCTCATGCAAGCGACTCCACGAGTCTTGGTTAGCCTGTGCCAGCTTGGCCTCCATGCGGCGCTCGTACTGCTCAACCAGATCACGCTGCACTGAGCTCTCCACGTCAAGGCGGAAGTCACCCGAGGTAGGCAGTGGCGTGAAGCTCGACTCCATGCGAAAGCGCAGCGCCACCTGAGCGCGGGACAGGTACTCTTGGCGGTCGAACAGCGTGCCAAGCTGGAACGCAGCGGCCGCAACCAGCGTGTCGTACTTGTCGAGGAACGCGTCCACCAGTCGCTCAAACTCAGTGCGATACCGGCCCATGGTCTGCTGATACTCCAGCAGTGACGCAGTGGGTAGCAGTCGTGCGCCTTGGTCGTTCCACGGCAGCGTCAGGCGGTAATGTTCGGCGCGGGCCCGGGCTTGGAACTTGGTCAGGTCGTCGAGTTCTTTGCACTCAGCAAACAGGTTCTTGTACACGGACGCAGCCTTCTTCGAGCCGGAGCCCTTGGCCGTGGTGACCTCGCCTTGCGTGGTCTTGTCCTGCTTGCGCCCCGAGTACACAGAGATGTGCAGGTCCACCATCATGGCGGAGCGAGCAACACCGGCTACGGTGTTGGGTTTGGTATCAGTGATGTAGTTCATGGTGTGTCTTTCTTGTGCATTGATAGCATGATGTTCATAAAGTTGATGGGGAAAACATCGTCACCGATGTACAGCTTTTCGGTGTCAGGTGTGCCGTTGAGCTCGCTGATTCGTACGAACCAGCCTTCCTTCTTAGCGCGTTTGGCATAAGCCACTAGCTTGCCGTCTTCAAACATGTCCCACGCGGGGCCGCGTTTGTAAGTCATTGAAAATTTCCATGTGCGTTCCATTTCTTTTAACCTTAAAAGTTTTTGTCCGGCGGGGTCAACTTCATGGAGAGCTTGACGGTATCCACGAAGTCATCCTGCATGACCTGTACCTGTAGCCAATCGTGCATCAGCTTGCGCTCGATCACCGGAATGTAGTTGTTGTTGGACCCTTGAGACCCTCCTCCGCTGCCCACGTATTTCTCGCTGAGCTGTTCGGCGTCTTGCACTGCCGTTATCAGAAGCTCCAGTTGGGCCTCCGTCAAAATGATCTGTCTACCGCTCATGGAAAGTTGGTATCTCATACTTCACACTCCTCAGTTTCAAAAGTTATTTCATTGCATTCACACGACTCGATAAACGATTCCTCGCTCGTCAAGTGCTCTTGCTCGGTTTGCAGGTCACGGTACAACTGGCGGCACAGTGCCTCTACATCTGACTGCATCTCATCTTCAAGCCCTGCAGAGCTGTACTGCTCCTCGATCAGCTCGTCCCATGTCTCGGTATCAAGCCCAGTAAAAACCCCTGCGGGGGGTGTGTTGCCCACGACGTTACCGT